CCGTGGTCTTGCAGCTTCAGGATTTCGTTCTTGGTTTTGCGCATCACATGGGTGACACGCTCAGATTTCTCAATGGATGACGCGCCATAGGGCACTACGATGTCTTCTGCCGGTATAAACACGGCGGCTTGACGACCAATTGAGGGGTCGTAGTAGACCTTTTTGAAGGCTGATCCGGCGATGGGGAGGTTCCACAGGAGCTTTTCATGCTCTGGGCGGTACTCGACCATGACTTCCGTGAGCTGGTAATTCATGTCCTCTTGAACACGTTGTGCGGCTTCTTGGATTTCTTTGGTGTCTTTGCCAACGATGGTGGCTTTGACGGGGCCGGCGGCTGGGAATGTTTCGGTGATACCTTCGGATTGGAAGCGCACCACTGACTCCGTCAGCATGGGGTGGAATACACCACAAGCGCCCTGCCAAGGTTCTGTGCGTTCTTCATAGCGCAGGCCAAGAAGCTTTAGACCGTCCACATAGGTCTGCATCCAGTCTTTGCGGTCGTTGATGTCTTTGTCAAACTCTTCGATCAGATCACCTGCCAGAGACTGCAGCTCTGAGGGGTCCATGTATTCGGCCAAGTTTGCGTCGAAGTCTTCGGCGGTTTCCTTCGCTGGATACATCTCGATCTCCATGCCGCCAATACCAATGCTGACTGCTTCTGGGTCTTCGATTTCAATTTCGATGGCGGGGCCTGCCATGTCTCCAATTTCATCGAGACCGAGGGGCGCTTGATACAAACTTTTTTCCATTTTTCAGTCCTTAAACTGTGTAATACCGCTCACGGCGGTAGCCTTTAAAATATTCAGTCTCTTCTGGCTCATCGGTCGGGATGGGCAAAAAGCCCCCTTGTCTGAATCTGATCAATGCCTGCGTTGACGAGTCAACCAAGTCATCGTTGTCGCCATTGGGGAACGAGGCAAGCTCATCCATCAACTCATCGGACCAACGAGTCTCTGGACACCACACCATTCCAGACTCAAATAAAGGGGAAACCGCGTTTACACGCGCAATCTTATCGTTTCCTTTGCTCGGTGTATATTCCGCGACCGGAATTCCCATAGCTCTCAGCTCATAGATCAGTGGAGCGCCAGCGGCCCGCTTCTCGATCAGCAGGACATCAGGGTTGTAGTCCTGATAGAACTCAAGTGCGACCTTTTTCAGTTCCGGGAACTCCATACGCTTCTTGTAGGAGTCCAAAACGATGATGTTGTTGCGGTAATTCCCTTTGTCATCAGGGTGGCGGAACACGCCCCACGTCGTACAGGCTGAGAAGTCAGCGCGGTTGTTCTTCTCAAAGGCGGTATCCCACGATTGGATGATGTAATCGCACTGAGGAGGGGTTCTATCCTCCCAAATCTTCCAATATTCGCGCTTAATGATCGCGCCTTCTTCGGATGTTGGGTTCTGCTGGTACTGTGCGTTCCATTTGGAGGAGGGAATCTCGGCTCGGATGGCCTCAAGTTCCTCTTTTTTCCAAAATCCGGGCCATAACGGGGAGCCAGAGGGCAGGATCGCAGGAAATTCAATCACTTCCCAGTCGTTTACACCATCTTTTTCGGCATTTTTAAGGATTTGGCCGGTTAAATCACGCTTTGCCCAGCGAGTCATCACGATGATGATGGCTCCACCGGGTTGTAGACGCTGACGGGGACCGGATGTGTACCACTCATATACGCCGTCGAAGACGGCGGGATTATTTTGACGGGCCTCTTGTTCGGAGTGCGGGTCGTCAATGATCAGAAGGTCAGCGCCTTTACCTGTAACAGCACCGCCAACACCAATAGCAAAGTAATCACCACCCAAATCAGTATTCCAGCGACCTGCTGCCTTACTGTCGGATGAGAGTTTTGTGTCGAATGTCTTTGCATATTGAGGGGACTGAACCAAGTTACGGACCTTACGGCCAAAGCCAACGGCTAATTCTGCAGTGTGTGCGGTTTGAATGATCTTTTTCTCTGGGTACAGGCCCAGAAACCAAGCTGGCAGCAAATACGAGGCAAACTCGGACTTAGTGTGCCGGGGAGGCATGTTGATGATCAACCTCTTCAACTCTCCCCTTGCCACTCTTTCGAAGGCATCTGCCATGATTTGATGGTGTTTGCCGGAGATGAAGCCGTCCCACATCTGGGAAACAAAGAAGATGAAAGATTCACGGCACTTCTCGACCTTGTCCATCTCCAGCAGTTTTTGAATCTTTGCACGCTCTGCCGCCGACACTGTCGGGATCAAGGCTTCATACTGAGCAATCTCAGTTTTGGTCAAAAGACTCATAGTGCCCCAATGCTCCGTGCGCTTCTGTCAGTTAAACGGATGGAGTTGAACTTGTAGGGCCTAACCGTCAGGTGGCCATCATCCTGCAATACATGGATGATCCGGTGAATGTTCGCCTTTGACTTCAATCCAATACCACGGGCTATGACGGCATACGAAGGGGCAACTCCGTGTAAACGGATATACGCCTTTACAAAGTCCAACACTAACTGATGTTTCTCTTTCATACGGGTTCGTAGGTCAATTCAAAGATGTCAGGCTTACAGGGGTAGTGTTCACCCATCACGCCAGTGATGATGAAATCACCGGGGGTGACGATGTGTCCACCTTCCAACGTAACAATCCATCCTTTGTTTTCTTCTTCCCCATCTGTGGGGTAGACCTCCACCAAAGGGTGGTCTCCATGTTTAAACCACTGGGTTGCTTCAATGACTACAGGGCGTTTACGATATTTCATGTGTGCAGTTTAAACGCAATAGCGAACGTTTGCAAGTGAGTACTAACAATTTTTTTATAGGGGGGTGGGGGTTTGCATTTTGAAACATATGGGGGGGGTGTTTCTGGATGCGAACGTTCTCACTTGGGGGGAGGAATGAAATGGGGTGTGTGGATTGCAGTGCAGGTACGGGCGGGGGCCCCTTCGCGCAAACTGGGGTGTAGGGGGTCTCAGACAGCGTCCTCCACGAATCGTCATGCCATCTCCCCCTGTTGCGCCGTGTAAACAGCTACGACTCACGCACCGCATTAGCCTTGGGCTTCGCATTGACTGGCATCGCATTAGGCACAGGCTCGATGACCGAGATGTCCTGCATCTCCAGCACAGCGGCACGTGTCATCGGCTTGATGTTGTTCATCAGCTTGATGTGCCCTGCTAGTTCACGCTTGAGTTGTTCAGCCGTCACCACGACATCGTCACCCGTGTGTTGATCCTGTTTAAACATACCCACCGACTTGCCCATCATCTCTAGTGCTTTTAGTTTTGTGCCCTCTTGTTTGGCAGTCTTACTATGATGCAACAACTGTTTGATCACATACCTCTTGACCGCTTCGTTGTCATCCGTCATCGCCTCTACCGTCTCACCCCAGCTTGCCTCCACCATTGCTTTGATCCGTACATCTTGCGATAGCTTCCAAGCGTTGGACTTGATCACTGAGGCTTTGGCTTGAGCATCAGGATATGCCAGCCTGTAGCTGGCTTCTAGTGTGTTGCCTGCAATGAGACCCTGTGCAAACACCGTCTGTTTCTGTGTGAGTGGTTTCACCCTTGGTGATCCCTTTGGTCTTCCGTCTATCCTCATCTCAGGTGATTGTGCGAGAGAGGCCAACCGTTCGGCTTCGCCTTGTTCGGGGCTTTCATCTGCGCCGTTTAAACCGTCATCGCCTGCATCATCCACATCCACCTCGGCCAACCTCGCCAGCAGTTCCTCTCGGCTCACAGCATCCACACCCTGCCCATACTTTTTCACGTTGATCATCACGTCACCTCCGCCACTCACGGCCTGTTTACACTGTTCGCATTTTATCCACAGATCGACCGGCTTGTGTGGATAACTTCGACTTGTCCACACTATCCACTTGTCCACAAAGTTGTCCACATATCCACAAAATTATCAACAGCTTTACCCACAGAGTTGTTCACATACCTCAATAGGTTTCAGTTTGCACACAACCTGTACATCACATGGTTTCATTTCTTGTAAAAGTTCTAAGGGTTTACCACTAGCTTACTGTATAAACGTACATGGCTCTAGAATCGATTTAAACACCCCTAGAAGCGATTTTTCCTGTTTTGGCTACCTACCCCTTGGTTTTCCGTTTTAGGGGCCTTGTAGGCCGTTTAAATCGTTTTGTAATACTTTTCTATATGTATTACTTTTAAGCCCCCAAGTAATACTTTGAGATATAGCACTAATGAGTTCAAACCGCTAGTGGTTGGACATACATATAAGAATGCATCCATCACATGGCTATCTGAAGTACCTGACCAAACCTTGGGGTTATTGCTTGACAGCAGTTTAAACGGTTGATGTATACTGCAAGCGTCCCTTCAACAACTAGCACTATAGGTCTGCACCATGTCTAAATCACTCGCTCAAGTTATCGATGCCTTGCTCACTCAAGGCTATACCAAGCCCCAAGTCTTGGATGTGTTGGCATCTGAATACTGGATTGATTCGTCAGTCACCCGTTATCTCGCAACCGTTTAAACCTGAAAGGCAAACACCATGACAACAGCTACACCCCACAACTTTGGCATTGAAGACGTGAAGTCTTGGGCAAAAACCCAACTCAAATTTGCACAGCGTGACTTCGCCAAACAACCCAACGCCACCCGCTGGAACATCGCCCTCCGCACCATGTACGTCTACCAGCAAGCCGACTTCGCCTCCCGCTCCGCTTGTGTGGATCGTGCCCAACTGATCGCTGACCTTGCTGGCAAGCCCTGCGGTCACTGGGATGACATCATCAGCATCGCCACCACTGGCAAGCCCGTTCGTGACAACCTCCGCGACTTCGCTGTCGCATCACTCTGAAAGACCGCACCATGTATCGCATTCAAATATTCACCAAGAGCGGCCACTGCTACGTTAAGTGGGCTAAGACTATGGAAGAGCGCAACGAAATCATCAACGCCGCAGTCGCGTCAGGCACACCCCGTGCTGGCATCACCTTTGAATGGCTGGCTCGCAAGGGCTACTGATCAACCCGTTTAAACAGAAAGAAAACCATGACACAACTTTTCAACCTCGCTAACTTCGCCGCTGGCACCGTGCTGATCTACATCGGCCTGACTCAGTCTGACTCGGGCTACCTGTGGAGCGCTTGCCTGATCGCTGGCGGTGTTTACATTGGGCACGTCATCACCGAGGTGTTGAATGACCCTACGGAATAGTCAAGTAAATATTGACCCGTTTAAATCCATGCTATCATTCGCTATCGCTTCAACAATCAACACACTATAGGATCACCCCATGACACAAGTTTATTCAACCCGTGAAGAGTGGCTCACCGCTGGCGTAGAGGAACTGCGCCCCTTGTTTGAGTCAGCCAACCGCCCTGTCGCCAAGAAGGTTCGCATCGCTTGCGGTTTCCCATTGGATGCCAAGCGTTCCGGTGCCATCGGTCAATGCTGGTCGGATCAAAACAGCGCCGACAGCACCGTGGAAATTTTGATCAGCCCTGAGTTGGCCGATCCAGTCAAAGTGTTTGAGGTGCTGGTGCATGAGTTGTGCCACGCCACACCCAATGGCA